ATGTTCGTCGAACTCGTTTATGACAAACGCAATGTTGTAGGTCTGCCTAGGGCAAAAGACATCATCCTGAATGAACTAACCAAACGCGTACACCGGATTTTTCCTGATGCTGATGCCAGGGTTAAGCCTATGCAGGCGAACGGCTTGAATAGCGACGCCAGCAAAAGCGATCGTGAAAAACTAAACCGTATGTTGGAGGAAATGTTTGAAGTAACAAATAAGTAGCTGGTTTCGGATTCTCTTGTACTTTCGTATTGCACTAGTACCAGCCACGGTAACTGGCGATTGTTCAGTAGAACCACTATCAACCTACCGCTCACGCCCACATAGTATGAACTGTGGTATTCAGCTTCTCCCCCCAGACCACTATCAAACTCACATACTCATATGGACATTATCATAATGAACGATGACCCCACGTTACGCTAATCAGCACTGTCTTCTGATAATGAAAACTGAGCGTCACCAATCTACATCCAGGCCGAATAACCGGAACGGACGACACTTCTCTTTATGTAACTAAATCATCAGGATACAATTTGAAAAATTCAGCAGCATGAAATTTAAATTTCATGCACATTATTCATATAATCGTCTGACTCTACTCACAGTAACAAACCAAACAATGACTTCGTTAAATAAATATAAATTCACTTCTATATCAGACATCTATTTCGGTTTGATTTACGTTTCATGATGTATTTTGAAACTACCTTATGCAATGTATGGAACATGAAGCATACATTGCCAAGATACAATCAACAGCAATACTGTGAACGGATATTATTATGAATGCAATCATTATCCAGAAACGAATATAATACTGGCGAATACTAATGAAAGCATCAAGATATATGAATTTTTATCTCATTCAATTTAAACAAATAATCAATAATTCAGCGACTCAACAGGAGAATGGATTATGAAAAAGAATTTTATTCACCTTCTGATAATGCTTATCTGCAGTTATATTTCTTTTGCCTGCGCGAATATCAGCGACTACAGAATTATGACCTGGAATCTTCAGGGATCTTCAGCATCTACAGAAAGTAAATGGAATGTCAATGTCAAACCGCTTTTAAGTGGTACTGCCGGTGTGGATATCCTTATGGTCCAGGAAGCTGGTACTCTCCCCTCCTCAGCGGTTCCTACCGGGCGACATATTCAGCCTTTTGGAGTGGGCATTCCCATTGATGAATATACCTGGAATCTCGGAACCACCAGACGTGAAGATACACGATATATCTACTACTCGCGTATTGATGTTGGAGCACGCCGTGTTAATTTGGCAATAGTTTCCAGACAAAGAGCGGATAATGTTTATGTCTTGCGTCCGACAACTGTCGCATCTCGCCCCGTCATTGGCATCGGACTGGGTAATGATGTTTTTCTGACAGCGCACGCACTGGCTAATGGAGGTCCGGATGCTGCAGCTATTGTCAGGGTTACCAATAATTTTTTTAGACAACCTCAGTTGCGGCATTTATCCTGGTTTCTTGCCGGGGATTTTAATCGCGCCCCAGACAGACTTGAACGTGACCTGATGACTGAGCATCTGGAACGATCTGTAACCGTACTCGCACCTACAGTACCCACGCAAATTGGTGGTGGTATTTTAGATTATGGGGTCATTGTTGATAGAGCACCTTATTCACAAAGGGTTGAAGCATCACGTAATCCACAACTCGCTTCTGATCATTATCCTGTGGCGTTTTTAGCACGGCGTTGTTGATGAGGGATTCCTCAACAAAAATGATGTCTTCGCCATATTATTACATAATATATTAGCAGATAGTCATAAACAGCAGGAATAGTCAACTTTCCCCATTATAGAGTTTTGCGATATATATTCCCTGATAATTCAACACATGGGATTAATAACAGATAAAATTATGAGTTGTTTTACTACTCCAGCAATAATGGAAATGTTAGGTCATTATAGATGGCGGGTTTACGAACCGTTCCGATTTTATCTCAGTGAAGATAAAAATGATGTAATTGAAGTGCCAGTCGGTTTCATTACCGATCTAGCCACTGTTCCGCGTATTTTCTGGTCACTGTTGCCACCGGATGGAGAGTATGCCAAAGCAGCAATCATTCACGACTACCTGTATCACTATTCACTACGCGACAGAAAAGAATCCGATCTAATATTCCTGGATGGAATGACAGTACTCGGTGTGCCAAAATGGAAACGAACATTAATGTATCTTGCTGTAAGGATGTTTGGATGGAAATATTATGCCCCTCATAATTAGCATAGATTAACTTTCTCAGGCTGACTTTAAATGGATGGGTGATTAAAAAAGCATGGAAAGCTTCCACTCTTTAAAATAGCAATTATGATTCTTAACGGCTTTACTATTTCATCGACAGTGACACAAACCGTATCGATGCATCCATCGCAAACAGCCATATTGCAGATTAATGAAAATTAGAGTTTAACACGTTCCTTCATCCATCCGTAAATAAATGATTCATTAGCCTGACGCTGTTCAGCCAGTTCCAGATAGCGTTGCCCCTGACTACAATTTAGCGCACGAATAAGTATCATTTCACCTTCACTTCCCCGGATAGAGAGGAAAAATCTCAACGCCGATAGGGTACGTGGACCAATCTGACTATCCACTATCAAATCCGGATAAAATCTTTGTTGATTATTAAAGACATTAAGCCAACGCTGGAACCACTTAATCGGGATAAATGGCCCCATATTCACACCTGTATCACAAAGCTCAACAGCGACAGAGTGAGATATGATGGCGACTTGATCGAACCGCGGACCATACCAGTAATCAGCTTCAAGAATTTTTAACGCTTGATCACGGGTAAGATTTCGTATATCGCCCATGTAACCATTAGCTCGCGCTGTCGTCAGGGTGATCCCCCAGTTAGTTGGACCGCCTCTGTCGTCAGGGTGATTAACGTAACCGCCCTCTCTATTGAGGATAGACGCAAAGATTTCATCTTTAGTCATGATAGCTTCTCTCAATATTAATAAAGTGCATCACCCGATTTCCATGTTTTATAATTCCAGCAGGAATAGTGTCATCATTATGATATGAACATTAATCTTTAATAATAAATAAATCTGTTCAGAAATCAGTAGCTATTAACAGCATTAAACAGACTACTGACAGAGGTCTGTTTAATTTAATGCGCAGAATACTTTAACCCTCATTCACCTGAAATGATAAATTGTATTACTGGCCTTGCATCATAAAATGGCATTTTGTACACTTCAGTTTTTTGACCTCTATGTGTCTGACACACGCTATAAATTGAAAAACATGAACTTATTAACGAGCCAAATGCATCAATTCGTTGCTGTGTATTAGTCTGCGGCTCGGGGAGAAAAGGTATCACTCCTGGATTCGACACACTGCTTATACTTACATAATCGGTATTTATTGTACCTGTACCATCCTTTATCTGACCTGTTGAACTATCATAAACGAGCGCCACTGCCTTTTGAATATTTTCCGGCGAAATAGACAATGTGGAAACATACTCACTTTGTAATCGTATCATGCTTTTTTCATAAGCATTAAAGTGACCGCCTTGCGATTCCAGGTAGTTGACGGATGGAGTCAAACTGTAAAAGTTACTGTCTGCGCGAATTTTATATCTGTACAGATTACCTTTGAATTTTGAATGAGAATAGTACGCTCTGGCTATAGCGTATATTTTATTAATATCTGAGGTCGTTGCAATATAACGACTGTCACTACTTCCACCAGCACATGATCTTCCACTGATCAATTGCTGTAGGTCCCGATTATATGCAAGTAGAGAGAACCCATCACGAAAAATAACATCCGGTGGATTTGGATCTACACGATAAACAAAATCTATCGCATAGATATCAAAACTGGCTATTATGAAGGTCAGTAATATTAACTTTTTCATTGTTCCACTTCCCTCTTACTGTGGCGTAGGGCCAAAGCAGTCTGTTGCGTTGTTGCATGTCGAAAATCCTGTAAGGACTTTATTTGAAAATGCATCTGAAAAGGGTTTATATGTCCAAGTAGTAGTCCTAAAATAAACCATTATAGTTTGTCCAGTGGCGTAAAAATACCGAGCTTGTTCCTTGAGCACTTTAAAAGAAGGAGCCCATACACTCTGATTTGATACTGAGCACATAAGTAACAGGAGTATCACCACCATTAGCTCTAACCAATTTATACAAAAATAATCCCCATTATCTACCTGACCAACGTGTAACTCGCTGACAACCCTATTTTTATAATAGCCACTTACATTATCCCCTGTCCACTCAGCGCTGGCGTTGAAAGAACAAATGAGGCTTAATAACGCAATAACGCACAAACCAGAGGTGATTTTTTTCATAATGTTTATAGAACTATCTCCTGTCCATTCAGCCCACGAACTCAAAGGCCATGCTGTAATTAACAAAGCACAGAAAGAAAAAATCTTTTTCATATTAACACCTCACACCTTTATAACCAGAATGAAGCTTGCATTTATTCATTGTGTATCTGCCGTGCTCTATTAGAGTTAAACAAAACTATCATAACTTACTTCAACAAAGAGTCACTAGCACAGATTCCTCTCTTCTCATGTGAAGAATAACCGTCCATACTATCACTTCAATGCACACAAAGCTTTCACAGCAAATAATAAGCAAGACCTACTCCCATTATTAAAAAATCGCCACCAACACTTTTATCTTCATAAAATAAATAACAAAAAATCAATTAAACCCTTGTAATGATGAGTACCTATGACAACCATCTAATATTTTAACTATTAAGCACTCATATAATTCATAACCTATAGCAAGAAAATAATTACATTACTTACCATAATAACATCCAATGAGAAGCGAGAAAATTAAAAACTATATAATATATAGCTCTCTAAGATTTTCATAAAATAATCAATCATAGAGTTAGTCATTAAAAATCAACTTATAATAACTAACAGCGAACATAATTCAGTTAAAATTAAATATATGTTCAACTACTATAAAAACCTCCCTATCAGAACAATAATATTGTTTAATCAACTGAAAGAAGAGTGTAACTGACATGTAAAAATATAGTTGAGTACCCCCCTTTGCAGGAGGAAATATGAAGAGAATTAAAGAAATACGCATAGTATTAAGCTTTGTATTACTGGCATCATTTTCAGCCCTCACGTTGGCTTATTTTTGTGCAATGAATCCAAACGTCACACTCTAGGAATGCGCAAAAATATGCGATGATGCAGGTGTTAGGTTACCTGTCATGCCCTTAAACCAGAAAGTACTTTACTGACTGGCTGGTGTCTCCGGTCAGGCAGGGGAAGCTGTATCCACCCGACTGACCAGAACGCTGTAGAGTTCCCAAGCCTCCAGCCGTTTAATCTCTTCATCTGTGGCAATTTTTAGTTTTACTGCCCGCGCCAGTGGTGCAATGGCTGATTCAGCCTCAGCAAGGCGGCGAACTTTTTCAGCCTCCGCCTTTTTATGCAGCTCTTCCGGCGAATAAACCCGTTGAACGACTTTACCGTCTTTAAACTGCCAGCCGCCTGAAATATCAGCGCGACGGTTTTCATCCGTATCAGGCAACTCTGCAACGCTCTGGCCAGCAGGCCACAGCCCGGAAATATCGCGCGTGATACACGTAATAACATCGTTATCGTCGTAGGTAATTTTCAGCGTGTCTTCTGAAAATAATTGCTGGCATGCATACCAGTCCTGACCATCCTCTGATTGAAGATGCGCCGCACCGGCGAATAATGTGTCGTCTGGTTCCGGTGTATACGGAATGAAATTTTTAATATTTAAAAACTGCTTGTTCTTTTTATTTTTTGCCGCTGTCATAATTATTCCTTCTTATACACTTGGGGCTGTCACCCACGTATCACCAACCAGATACTGAATGGGACGGTAATAAACCTTGTCATCACCACCTTCCATTTCCCAGCTACCGTCAGTATGGAACCCCGTCACCACCTGTCCGCCGCCAAGCTGAAAATCACGCCACAGACCGCCAGAAAGCGCCACGGGGCCAAGTCTGACCGCTTTTACTACATTGTTGTGAATCCAGGTACTTAACCAGCCATTTCCCCATAACGAACCAAAGATGTCGCCGTTATTCTGATAGATAGCCCCGCCTGCACGAAGCGTGTTAGCGGTGATATCTCCATTGACCGTAAAGACAATCGAACCGTCAGGATTTCGCTGGCTGTACAGATGCCATCCCTGATCGTCGTCCAGTTCAATAACTGTTGGCCTGTTTGCGTCGCCCCATAAATTAAACGTGGCTGTCATTGTCGAATTATTATTACTCGTCAGTGAAAGTCGTTTCCCGTCACCTGCTCGTATGCCACCATTAGTGATAACATCTACTGACATGTGTAACCCAGAATTGTCGATATAACCGACTAGGGCATTATTGGCATAAATACCCAAAACGCCGTCACTGTGCCACTTAAACCCGGTATCGTTATCACCGAGCACAATAGAATTACCGCCCAGCGCATTATCAGTACCAATACCTAACGAACCGTTAAGCCGTCCCCCGGTAATCGGCAATGCCCCCACTTCACCGGCTGTGGGTTTCATCAGACTACTGTAAATTGTATATGTATGACCGCTGGTTGAGTTTCCCGGCTGTACTGATGAATATTCAGGCGTACTGTGTAGCGTGACATTTGCATTACCGGTGTAATCATATTGCGCAATTAACCAGTACGCATACTGGCCGATATTAATATAAATATCGTAAGTGTCGCCTGATGTATTAACCCATGCGACCTCGTTAGCAGCGGCAGGCGGGCGTCGCCACAATGTGGCAGTAATTCCGAGCGGGGAACCATTACCGGAACGCAGCACCAGTTCACCGATTGCGGCCTGCTCAAATGAGCCAGCGTTATACCCCGAACCTCCATATAATTTAATCACCGCAGTTGATGTATCCTGCGGCATTACAACTGTGGCGATTTTGTACCATCCAGAAGCATTATTAAATGTGATGTCGGTAGAGGTCACGGCACCGATAGTTCTCGCAAATTGTTTTTTGTCCGGAATATCGCCGCCGTTCTGCGATTTTTGCAGGGCCCCTGCAGCGAGATTTATCGTTTCTCCTAAACCAACGTTCTGGAGAAACAGCGGCTTATTCGGGATATCCGCGCCATTGGCGGCCTTATCCATTTTTCCGGCAAGCGCATTAGTCATTGTCGTGGCAAAATTAGGATCATTACCTAACGCTGCAGCCAGCTCATTAAGAGTATCCAGCGCCCCTGGAGATGAGTCGACAAGAGCTGCAATAGCCGATCTGACAAATGCCGTTGTTGCAAGTTGGGTGTCATTAGAACTCTGATCAGCAGTTGGAGCTGTAGGTTTCCCTGTGAAATTAGGGCTGTCCAGCTTAGCGTAAGCAAGCAGAACCTGTTTTATAAACGCGGTAGTCGCTATCTTTTGTGAATTATCAGATTCAGCGGTCGTTGGCGCTGTAGGCGTTCCTGTAAGGTTTGGGCTATCTAAATTTGCTTTCTTATCCAACTCACCTTTCAGGCGCTTCGCCGAGACAGCAATAGCAGGGTCCAGACCCTCCCCAACCTCTTCAGCAGTCGCAAATCGGGAAACCCCAACAACGCTTTCTGATGCCGGAGGGTTAATAAATACAACATCCCCAAATGTAATATTCGCAGTATCAATTGACTTAAAGGTTATATCACTGGATATCAACATAACTGTTGATGCTGATTTATTTATTATCGGTTCTGCCCTTGAGTAAACCGCAAATAATGTACCTTTATCAGTATACAACCCTACTGTATGTACAACATATTCATCTTTAGTATCATCTTTCGCTGTCACATGGATTGTGTCAGGAGATATAACTGTTCCACCTATGCCTGTTATACGTTTTATTTCCCCTCCAATTTCCGTTTGGTCTGGTGTAGTAATATAATACATATCACCAATTCCTACGGATTTTATTTCAACCTTCTCGGTCCCGGTATTCGAGGCATTAATAATTGCCTGACGCCCGGCGTCAGTTATTGTGAATATTAATTTATCCATTTTATTCCGTCACTAAATATCTATAGAAAAGATAAATATTAAAGAAGTGAATTACTAACCCTCTCCAGTCAACCGAACATACGAGACAGATTGAAGACCACCAGCAATACCGATACTGCTTGAAATATTAGCCGCCTGTGAGAATGAATATAATGTTCGGGCTGACTTGGCATATTTTATGCTCCTTATTACATCATCAAGCATCTCCTTCGAAGGTACAGCACCATCAAAGGAGTTAATTGAAGCAACAATAGAAGCCGTGTAAGGTTCTCCACGAGGCGACTGTTCGAACCACTCCTTGATATCAACGACACCGCCAAGACTGCTGACAACGTCTTCAACGGCTGCTCTGGTCCCTTTTATACGCTTAGTCCTGATAATGGATTTAAAAACAGAGCGTTTGAGAGAAACAGGCCAGTTATCCCGCCATGTGTCAGAGTTCCACTGCCATGCAAGATGGTCGAGAACCGCAGATTCAAGACCATCAATTAGCCCATATATAGTGGTTTTAGGGATTAATTTATTAATTGCATGTAGTTCGTCATCGATAGCTTTTGACATGGCTATCACATCAGGGTTTTGAGCTAAATTCTGAGGTAATACATCCAGCAAACTAATGTCTGAGATATCAACCATCTTCTAACCCTTCATATGTACATTCTATATTTCTTTCTCTTGCCGCCTGAATTTCACTAATTACAGTAAATACCGGACTGGTTATTTCAAGGCGTTTAGCCCCTGCATTTTTAAATCTCGATATTATTTCATCAGGGTTAATATCTCGGCCCATAACAGAACGCTGCCACAACTTATATTCTTCAAGTGCCTTACTGACTTCACTTTGAATTAAAGTAGCCCTGCTTTTATCATCTGTACTTATCCAGTATTTTATCGAAATATCATAATCAACCTTGTCTGGCTTTTTGGGTATCACATGATCAGTAAACGGTCTGATATTAGTGGCGGAAAGAACATTACCTATCTGCTCCAGAAGCTCATCAGATGGAATGTCACCGTTCTTAAGCAGACAACGAATCTCAACAGTTCCGGCCGCAGGCGTATAAACATTCACATCTTTGATGTTCTGGTTAGCGGTTCTTGTCCAGTATTTATAGGAATCCTCGGGCCCTGCCGTCGAAAGTTTTTCCGGTGACAGCTGAATGCGCTCAGCATAGTTATCATCATCCTCTTGATCAGCTCCAGAATTCGATTCCGTCAGATTACTGACGCTGGCCACATAGGGGAGAGGCGTTATCAGTGCATTAATCTGGCCGGGTAAAAAACCATTACCTGAAACACCAGGCACCAGAGCATGTCCTGAGACTGTCCCACTCAGTGAACCAGGCGGGATTTGTGTTAAAACATCAGTCTGAAAAATAACATTATTCCCGGTCGTAATCTGTGTACCTGCCGGGATGGTATAAGCTCCCGTCAATACTGTTGATAGCCTGAATTCAAACGTAGTGAGGGCCGACTGAGCCTCAAGCCTTGGAGTATCTGTCATATAACCAAGATGATCGAGACTACCTTCTGTAGCATATGACAGCAGGTTTTGCTTTGCTGAATAATCAATAGCCTTGCGCTGCTGAACAATCACTGAGCACAGCGACTGAATAAAAAGGCGCCGCGGATCTGCTGGCGCCAGTGTTTCACCTGTGATTGCCTCGAATCCTCTTATAGCCCGGGTAACGATTTGTGAAGGATTAGAGTCCGCAAAGGTAATATCAGGCAACCCCCCTCGAGGTAAATTCATCTTTTGACTCCTATAACCAGTTTCGGCCGTATAACGCCATCTGAAGCATTCGCCTTGTCAAAACTGACTGAATGGATAATCGCGCGAGGTTCAAACTCACTGACTTTCTGAATAATCTCTCGCGTGGCCATAGCAATAAAAACAGGTGTCTGGCTATCCACCAGACCGGACGTGACCCCCAGTTTTCGTGAATAGGGGACCGTACCAGTCTGAGTGGCCAGAATTGTCGAGACATTCTGCAGAACTTCTTCAACAACAGTTTGTGGCGCCCAGTTAATACGATACGAAGACGCTGATACTGGCCAGGTGTCTTTGCTCATAATAATTTTCCTAATGCACCTTTAGTTTTAGATTCAACATCACCCGTAATATCTACCAACGCTTCGGCGAGCGAGGCCTGACCCGACTCCAGTAGTTTGATACCCACATTAATCACCCGGGGGTTTCCTGTCGGGCCCAGATACGTCCAGCCTTCATCAATGTCAGAAATCACAAAATTTCCGAAATACTGGATACCAATGACAACCGGGTTAACCTCCTGTGCATTATGCATAAATCGCAGTAATGACAACGCAGCCAGCGGCACTACACCAAGCGTTGTATCAAGGCGCATGGTAAAACTCACTTCATCGAGATCCGGCCCAATATCTTCCAGAACCGGTTTGAGGCCGATAACTTCATGTCGGGCCAGGCGGCGTTTTGATGTACGTTTAAAATTGGCGAACGTATTCACCACCATTGACGACGCCACAAACGGCATTGATCCATACATGCCAACAATCACGCTTTTGCCTCCGATGTAGGGGCATATTCCCCTTGTGTGTCATGGTGGTGTTTTTTAACGCCAATACCGTCCACCACTACATCTCCACTCGTAACCTTAATCTCACCCTGAATATCCGCAGCAGTTCCACCTTCAGAGCTACCTTTCAGGCCACCAAGATAGGTAAGCAGACCTTTCACTGTGGCATTACCCGTTATGATGGTTTCCGGCGCATCAATCGTGACGGTTCCTGTGGCTTTAACCGTCACATCACCAACAGCATCAACCAGCAATGAATTTGATTCCCTGTCATTCTCAATACGGGTTCCGTTCCTGAATCTGATAACGCGCTTGTTTACGGTGTTTGCAGGAGGGGTATGCGTTTCATCGTAAAAGCTGCCAAGGATAAAACCCTGCTGCGGTCCAACGGGAAAAAACAGGCATAAAACCTGCTCACCAACATCAGGCATCCAGTAATCAGCATTCTCATCCGTATTTTTCACAATGACCTGCAAACTGGCTGAGGTCACATTGTCCTGATCATCAAAAGTGACTCTGGCCGTCACTCCTTTTTCATCAATATCAGATACCACACCAACCCGGATAAGCTGGCGAATCAATGTTTCTAAATCGTTCATTCAGTATCCTTCAATGACTCTACGAATATCTGCCGATGTGGTATACCCACCGTTACTAATGGCATGAGTTGCTTTTGAAACCAGATACTTACCAGAAAATTTACCAAACCCGGCTAAATTGAGCGTGACGCCTGCAATAAGTCGGGTATCACCAGGCAACACCAAAGAACCGGTATTCTGATATCGGTTTTTTAATCTCAACGCCGCTTTCGCTTTACGCTTCGCCTCATCGAGGTTTGCGACCAGTTTTCTGATTTTGAGGTTGGCGCCATCTTCAACAGAAGGATCTTCCCAGGTATACGCCAGTGATTTTCTTTTTTTAGGTACCCGATATTTGCAGGTGCAGCTCTTATACAAATCAGAAGATTGAGCACTGAAGGAATAACGAATAATTTCATCAACACCCAGCGTCAGGGTTGCTATTGGCTCTTTTTCCTCAAACATTTCCTGAGCAAATATCACAAGCTGACTATCCGTAACTTTTAAGGACACGCCTTCATCCTGACAAAGACGATGGAGAAACTTTAAGTCGCTTTCCTCCATCTGGTCTTCACGTTCGTAATATGGATTGCTGCCCTCATCGATAAGAAACATCAGCTCAAGGTTGGCCAGCTTCGCTATTGATGTAGCGATATCCCTGAGCGTAGTTTTCTCCCAGGCGTTACTTTTCAAATCACGGCGTACACCAGCGGCTACGGGTACAGATACCGCGCTAACCTCAACAACAGAAGGAGGGCCAGACGATGTGATACCATCAACCTGAAAACTGCCACACTCCAGCGCTATCTGATTGAATGGCTTAAAGACAAGACGAATAAAGTCCCCTTTTTCAGGTGACCAGTCGCCAGACCATTTCCCGTCGTCGTTCTTCAGCGTAATAGCGATGTCATCAACCTGGCCGTCCTCATTATCGGTATACGATATTGAGAGAATGTCAGGCTGCATGTCAGCCGTGATATCCATATTCTGGTAAATCACGTCAAAAAGAGTTTTACGTAACACTGTTTCGCTTCCACGGTGGCAGGTTATTCACGGTTGCCGGCTTTGCAGGTGCATCAGGAACAGTCAGGATGACTCCGGCAGAAAAAAGCACCGTTAAACGGTGCATTGGGTTGGCATCAACAAGCAGATAAGACAGATATTCATTTCCATATAGTCTGGCGGCAATGCTGTCCCAGGCATCGCCCTGTATGGTCCTGTAATTATCCAAAGCTTAACCTCCGACTCTGAAAAAGGTGGGCGCTCATTTTCTTCTCAAAATCTGAGTAACCCGCGTCCAGCGCCCTCTGTACAGCCGCTTCTGTTTCCTTTGGTGAACCAGGGGGAAGATTAATCACTGGTGCGTATGTAATCCCACCAGGCGGTATGACGGCGCCCCCGGAGGCTCCCGAGCGAGATGACAGGCCTCCTGCAACTGATATTCCATGAGGAGAAAAGCGGGTCTGCCCGAACTTACCTGAAATTGCAGTCTGGAGGCTGTTACTCCCGTTAACTCCAGAGGCCAGCGTGGCCATTATTGCGCCACCGGATTTAGTCAGTTGAGAGAATGGCCCGCGCTTTGCGTCAGAAAATGGCAGGTACTCACGAACGGTCGCAAAAACACCCTTCACCTCATCAACCAGAGCATTGGCTTTCGATTTAATACCGGTGATCAGGGTTTCAATAATTTTAGCCCCGGAGTCGCTCCAGTTGATGGTGTTAAGTATGTCAGCCCCCGCTTTGAAGGCCTGTACCAGCCAGCCAACAGGCGTAAAATTCATGAATACAAATTTCAGTCCTTCAAGAGCCTTAACGCCATATTCCCTGATTGTTGGCCACACCTTTACCGCACAGGCCTTGATCTTGTCCCAGTTCTGATAGAGCAAAACCCCGGCCGCAACGAGAGCTGATATAGCCAGCTGTATCCAGCCAAAAGGAGTCATTTTTGTTGCTACAGACAGCGCCAGCATCGCCACACGACAGGCAATAACCGCGGTTCTCATTGCCAGTAACGCCCCGGCCGTCAATACAATCTGCGATACCAGATTGGGGTTATTTGCGACAAACTCACTGACTTTAGTAAGCAATGGCACCAGGACACCAAGCGCCGCGTTTAATGCTGGTTGTAGAGCCTGGCCAAAACTCAGTGCGGCATTACTGGCCTGAATGCGGAGCTGCTTTAAACGCTCCGCATTATCTTTGGTGATATTCGCAAAATCGCGATCAACAACAGCACCACCAGCACCAAGAGAGGTTTCCTTAATCCGTCGGTATTCTTCCCAGTTCTGGATCATTGGCCGGACAAAGTTCTGCACCTGCATATCACCAAAAAGCTCACCCAGTAATTTCTGATCGCCATTTTTGGTCATTTTGATGACAGACTTCATTGCCGCTTCAAACGGGTTCTGTCCTTTCTTTTGTGCGGAAGTAACGATTTTGTACATATCAACGCCAAAGTTCTTTTGAGCCTTCTTCAGCGTTTCAGGCGAAAGGATTTTCGCCATAAAGTTATTCATGTTGTTGGCGGGCTTCATCAGAGGTTGATGCCCCCTTACGGGCTATCTGTAGTGCAGCCCCCATTGTTGCTGCAGCCTCATTCCCTCCCATTTTCAAGGCCTGGAACTGGGCGCCAAGAACAGGAAGATTTTTGGCCATATCCTTAAATTCGAAGTTCCCCTCTTTACCCGCCTGAACCAGAATCCCCATAGCTGTTTTCATTTGAGAGGGATCGATTTTAAGAGCATCGCTGAGTGTAAAGGATGCTTTGGAAACATCGAGTATGTCTGAGCCGGTTGCAGTCGCAGTACGCCCTATTGTCAGAAGGTTAGCCTGAGCTTCTTTGTAATCCTGACCAGCTGCAACCAGGAAGCCCTGAGCCGCCTGAATATCAGACGCAAACTGGTTTGTCGCAGCCCCGGTGACAAGCATCGCCTGGCCCATAGCCTGAACCTCAGCTGGCTTCATATCTGCTGTCAGGCCGATCATTTTGTTCTCACGGTTAAAATTAGCCGTGTTATTGGCCGCAGCAAATACCCCGGCAGCTACAGCTGTAGTCTGTACACCGGATCTGACTAACTGGCCTTTGGCTTCTCCGAGCTGTTCCATTTTCAGCTCGCGGCGTTTCTCCAGCGAACGGTTGAGTTCATCCTGAGCCCGTTTTGCATCCAGAATATTAGTCCTGGCCTGAGCCAGTGCTGTTTTTATAGCGGATTACCTGCTCTACGCTGCGAGACTGAGCTTCACGATTGCGATCAATGCTGAGTTTCAGCTCTTTTTCACGAGCTGTCAGCCCCTTAGCTGATGTATCAGCCCCACCGTAGGCGTTTTTCAGCGAAGCGAGTTCGTCACGCTGTGAACGTAACGATGTGCGTAAATTTGATGACTGAGTTTTTGCCCTTTCAAACTCTCGGATCATCGCCAGGGTTGGGTTCTCGGTATTACTTATCTGCCGCTGCAGCTCTTCCACGCGAGCGGCCGCTTTATGGTATTCAAGCGCCGTCTGCCCAACCCTGGCTTTCATCGCCTGAAGCTTTTGAACCTCGCCCTGGTCTTTTCTGAGATCGGTTAACTCAGAGTTAAGTTTCGCCACTGCCTGATGAGCAACGTTAAAACTCTTTGGGAGAGAGGCGGCAACTTTGCCGCCTATTTTCAAAAGCCAGCTGAAAGTTCTTATTACTGGCCATTATTTATTATCCTCATTAAACAGCTCAATCCAGGCGATAAGGCGACTCAGCCGAAGCGAGAGCCAGTATGAAATCGGTGTGAATTGTTCTGATTGAGAGAGGGAACGAGCGGCCCTCATGACTTGCTTATCCATTGGGGTGCGTGGATCGAACCCTACGCCAGCAAAAAAACTTTGTACCCTCTGGCAGATTTTCACGAAGTCACGCGCTGGCAAGCCGTTAAATATACTCAACCGGACGATCCAGACAGCGAGCAGCTAACGCAGCCTGGACTTTATTATCTAATGCAGCTGAAGCAGAAACATGCCCCCTGAGCCTGTAATACGTCAGTCACTTCTAAAAATATCCGCCCCCTTCAACTCGTCCAGGTTAAGAACTATTTTTTGACGTTGGTTCATAATCTTCAAAACGATACTCTTTACTTAATTCAATAATTTCCATCTTATCCCCTTAGAGCCCTAAATCATCACGAACAGTCTGAAGGATATCTTCGCCATTAAAGATGCAGATATAGTTCAACTTATCTATTTCAAGAACTTCCTTTCCGTTAATAAATAATTTGAGATACAGAACCTCAAATTCATTTTCAGTATCAGTCGCTTTTGATACCTGTAACGAACCAAGATCTAATTTCTTAGGATTCAGCTTCATTGAAGCGCGGATTGGTACGGTTTTATATTTACCGGTTCCCGCATCGTAGACCTGCTGACTCCCCCTGAAATCCACCTGATGCGATGAAGAAAGAAACAGGTTTGTACCATCAGCTGTTAATGTTTCGCCATTTCAGCGAAACACTCATTGATTTGAAGTGTCCGAGCGTCCCGGTTTCAATTTCACCTGCAATTCCGGCACCTGAAACTGTTTTCTGTCATCAATTTCAATGGACGGTAATTTAGCATCAGCTATGCCAATAATACGGCTACCTTCACCATAAACGGTGAAAGTTAATTAAACGTTCTGGAATTTTGATTACTCAAAACAACCCCCTGTTAATTAGCTGAGCCAAACAGATTCAATAAATAGTCAGGTTATATTCCATAATAAAACTCTATATCTCGCGCCGGAGAGTATGGAGTAAATTTCACATGGAATTTAACGATCCCATCCATCAACGCCGTCGTCGGATTTTCAGCCTGATTAAATTCGACCTTACCGCCAGCAATGTCCTGATTCCCCGGTAAGACCGTTAAACCAGATATTAGCGCTGGTAACGACTGACTCAATAAGCCGTCGGTTAGCAGGGTCATCTATTTTTGACCAGTGTGTCAAAATTAGCGTATTCCCTGTCCAGTTAAACATTCGGCGCCCGACACGAAACGCGTCTTTCGGGTCTGTATTTTTTGGATAAATTGCGGTGCGGTTTCCCCAGGATTTCCAGCCATCAAAATTAAGGCTGGTTACGATCCCCTGACCGTTCAGATAGTTGGCCTGACTGTTATTCAACCAAACCTCTGAGCCATCTTTACGAACAGCACCATCCATTTGCAATGTGATATTCGACGGAGAACGTGAAGGAACATCACCGTTTTTACTGTCCATCAGACATGTTGCAGCTGCCAGATGAGTGGAGTGGTAATAAATGGTGTCTCCCAGCTTCACCATCGGCCAACATACAGTCTGGTTCGCGGCGAGCTGGTTATTGTTCTGCTTCCATTCCGGTACCGCTGAGTATCACTGATTATCGCCGCATCGGTTGGGCGTCAGTTAACGCTTCAGCTTTGAACAGCTCGCTTATCATCGCGGATTTAGTCGCCATTAACTGGCCAACTTCACTGTCCGTACTAAATCCAGGCGCAATCACCTGGCCGGGAACCAGTTTAAAGCGCGGGTAAACGTCAGCAAGCAGCTCAAGGCCGGTACTTAACTTGGTGTTAAGATCAACACCACCGATAATGTCATCTTTGGTCACTGCATCAGGATCAAGGTGTGTATAACTTACGGTTAGCGCTGCATCTTTATCCTTGATAGCCCCACCAGTGATGCGGTAATGACCGTATACCCATCGTCATCAAGAGCAAGAATATAGTCGGTATCAACAACAAGAACGGCCGCATCGGGCGCAGCACTTTTTACAACAACAGAGTCGTAGAGAACCCCATCCTTAGCCAGCGTTGCCTTACCGCCTGAAAGTTTGACGGCTTCATCGACAACGTCTGCTTTGTGTTTTGTCGGGGTCCAGTACATTGATAAACACAACCGGAGCCACGCCATAGATACCAAAAGCGACCTTAATCACTTCGCTCAAAGTATATTTTTCAAAGTTAGTGCTGAAACCTATCTTTGAAACGGCTTCGGCATAGGTGTATGCAATAACCGGTTTATTAACCGCAGATGATGGATTATCAAGCTGGTTTACTGGAGAAGTACCAAACGCAACAATTAACCCCGCACTAACGTTTACTGGAGGTGTAATTGAAGTAGGTATTTCAGATGTATAAATACCGTGACGGTAGCCCATTAATTAATCTCCTTCATCGCTGCAAAAACACGCGAATACATCACAGCTTCAACACTGGTTTTATCGCTAAGCCGCTTTTCTGCATCAGCAAAATCAGCAGTAGTAACAAAGAGTTGTTTAGCACCTGGAATAACGCTTATCAGCTTTTCACACTCCACCGACAAACCATTCCGATATATTCTGTGCTTCAGCAATGAAATTTGAGGAATTGTTGGCCCGATATAAATTAATGTCGGGATATTTTCTTTTTTTGGCGTAGCCGCGCCCGCCGCTTTCGCGGTTTTTTTCTCAGTAGTCATTAGAGATCGTCCTGAAATTGAGTATTTTGAGGTTTAATTACTGACCAGGAACCAATCGCCTCCATTACCCAAAAAGGATATGGCTGATCATCGAACAACTTCCAGTGGATATCGTTCTGAAATTCATACTGCATATCCAGAACAGGGTTTTCCTGAAAATCCTTAGCCATTCGGCCAAGAACAATCATTAACCATTCATATCCGGTTGGATCTTCACAAAAACCACCCAGCAGGAATTTCACCCGAACAGTATCCATGTCAGGCTGCATTCCCCCTTCTGTGGGACGGATTATAATGTGCGGAAACTCTGGAGGTTTATTTGGGTCTGGGGCTGATTTTGGTGGTAAAAAACCTTTGAAGATAGTGGGAACATACAACTTAACGTCTGTATCCCTCTCATCCTCTGAAGGCCCCTGTATCAACAGGTTAGGGCAAATCTCTTTCTCTAACCGACTTTTTATTGCATCAATCAACAGATTGCTCAAATTGGCATACCTCTGTTCGTATTGATAGTCAGAGTTATTTCTAACACTCCTGAATTATCTGCGGCCTCATTCACAACATAGCTACGACCGTTAATAACCATTAACTGGTCCTTAACAGAAACGTGAGTAAAATCATTACGCGAAGCAAATAGCGTTATTTGCCCCTGATTTACACCCTCAGCAAACTCAGCATATGAGCGCTTATTACGTTCGTGAACGAGGTCTGTATCCAGAACGGCAAGGATGTCCTTGCCGTCAATGTTGTAGATGTCAGCAAACTCTTTCTCATTCATAAATACCGCAGAAATATCCTGCGCCATTATCTCTTTAAAAGAGTTCATCGAATGTTACGCCTTTGATTTTTTTCCTTCGCAGAAGCCTTAGCCTGGTTCTTTTCTGGCTTTATGCCTTCCTCTGCAACGCTATCGGAAGAATTGGTGTATCTTCCACCAGAAACACCTGTATTTGATATTCGTGCTAGCGATATCTGTATCGATCTCGCTAACATTGAAAATACAAGTGCCCAGCCTCTTCCGCGCTGATTAGCCCCTCATCAACAGCATCATTTACCGCAGCAGCATAACCATGCCGATAAACCCCGCTTGAATGCCATTTCAAACGCTTCAGCGGCGTTCTCAGCGTTTTTTTCCCGGTATCAGTGAGGGGTTCATCGCCATCAGTCGCTTTAGCATGACCTGAAGCGATTAGCTCAGCAATTTTTGATTCTGGCAAAACCCCATCAAGCAAACGGCCCGCTTTAAGCGAGCCGTATTGACGGGTATCGATGTTTTTAACTAAACGGGCCATTTACACCACCTTAGCAACCAGATAAGCATCCGCCACGCCGGGGTTAGGCAACGGCGCGGACTTCATCGCGACAAAACGTCCTTCTGGTTTTCGGCTTACCCAGGTATCGGGAACACGAGGTGATTCCACCAGCGTGAAGCTTTTTTCCGCTTCATCGGCCAGTACAACCGCCCCATAGAGCATTTCACCGCGTCCCGGCGCACCGAGAAGAATTTTATCTTCAGGTACCAACGGTTCTGTTTTTCCGCTTACGTCGTTGTAAACCAGTTCATCGTAGCCATAGAAATCAACGCCTTCGATGGTACCGTAAAATGTAACGCCCTCTTCCAGATCTTTAGGCTCAATCTTACCTAACTCCTTACGGCGGTTATCCAGGTACTTACTGATAGCTTCGTTTGCAACGAAGGCATCAACAACTTTAGCCCCATGACTGCAACGCGCGGGGTAAAACCAGATGTTAATGACACCTTACGCTTCCAGTTGCGCACATTGACCAGTGGATCAGATGCAGCCGATGTCCAGAGGTCATCACCAGTCAGTTCAAGATATGGCTTATCAGCATCATTATCCGGCCAGAAATATACTGTTTCTTCTACGCCAGTACCGACGATTTCAACCATGCCGCTGAAAAGAACCTGAGAGCACATCCATTCTTCGCGACGGTTGACCATATCATCCAGTTCAACCAGATCTTTACCTAATTGCTCAGCAGCGCGTTCCTGAGGCGTTTTGGCATTATAGATATTCTCACCTGGCAGACGATTAAGAAGATGCTCTGCTGTAGTAACCAGGTCAGGAGCTACGAGAGGTGGCCGTAACGTTTTTGTTTCAAAACCGTGGCGCTCAACCGTTTTTGAGCCGTACCCTTTACCAACAAATGGCGCCATAGTGCGACCACCGCGAACGAAGTCCAGATCCACTTTTTCAGTGTTGAAGGTCGAAATACCAGGGAAAAATGTACGCAGAAGGAAGCGGCGCGGTTCAAAGTTCTGAATGACCGGCTCAAGCATCGTGCGGCGTTCAAAAATATCAATATCAGGCATATAAATCTCTCTTATGCGGTCGGGTTAGGCATGGCGTAGTTGAGGAACAAACCGACCTTACGGCAGGCCAGGTATACATCAGCAACCTTTACACCAGTTGGTAGAATCACTTTGCGACTATTGAATACTCCGGTCGCCCATGCGATTCCACGACATGCTTTTTTAGAAGCATCGATACGATGCTGTGCAATACAGAACGGCAATTTTTCTTCCGCATTCGCACTGGTCAGGTCAATCGGTGCCACCGTAACTACGTTGGTTGCTGGATCAATACTGACGAAGGAAAGCAACGTGCCACGTTCAATAACACCGCTGGCCACATTGATATTGATTGGTACAGCTGGCATGGCGCCAGATATAACCAGATTATCTGGTTCATAAGTAAAAGTTTCCTGCATGTCTTACCCCTTAACGCTTGTTACGATTTTGAAACGCTGAACCAATGCGGTTTTTCACTGCTGCAACCTCTTGCTCACCCTTGTTCTGTGGTACCTGGTTATCAACGGCATTTTTCAGCGGGTCGGCATCCTCAGCTCTGTTCTTCAGATACGCTGCATTACGGCCGCGCTCCGCGTTCATAATTTCAAGAGCTAATGTTTCAGCTGATACCCCTGTTTCGAATTTGGCTTTGTTGACCAATTCGTCATGCCCGGGAATAACCGAATCTTCAATTTGCTTAATTCGATCACGTTCGGCCTTCACGCCATCATCTCTACCTGCATTGAATACCTGGTTATATAAATCAGGATGTTTGTTTTTCAGGGTTTCGAGATCCACGATCTCCTCCTCGTTATGCGCGGTCGGCACCGCAGATTGTTTGTTATCTGGTACTGTTAATTTGGCGAGTGAATCAGGTAGGTGAGCAAAGCGGGAAGCGTCAAAGCTCATACCATTCAGGGAGAAAACGCCGTTGTTAAGAGATGCGGCCAGGCGCATTGGCTGTTCCACTTCATCGGCAAAGCCCAGCTCAACAGCTTCATCGGCACTGAACCAGGTTTCGGCGTCCATCAACTCAATAAGTTTTTCGTCAGAAAGCCCCGTTTTTTCACGATAAGCGGCCAGGATGCTATTTCTGACTTTATCCATCATTTCAGCGATGCTACGAAGCTCTTCTGAGTCACCAGCGGCAAGCGTCCACGGGTTATGGATCATCATCATTGCGTTAGCCGGTATGATGATTTTATCCCCGGCCATCGCAATGATGGTTGCGGCCGATGCAGCTATACCATCGATATAGACGGTGACATTAGCCGGGTGACGCTTCAGGGAAGAGAGTATCGCTTGTGCGGTAAAAACTGAGCCGCCATAGCTGTTGATGCGGACAACAATGGTTTTAGCCTTGATTTCCTTCAGTTCCTTAACTACTTCAGCTGAAGAAATATCATCCCATTCCCCGATATAGCCGTAGAGTTGTATTTCAGCCGGGGTATCATCTTCCCCCGCTGAGTTTTTGATATTCCACCAGTTAGACATTCTGATCCTCTACCTCTGTTTGTTCTGCCGTTTCCTGGACACTGGAAATCTTCAGTTCACGCCGGGTATCTTCCTCCCGGCCACGTATCTGTGCTGTTTCTTCCCAATTCAGACCCGACATTTCAGCTGTCTCTTTTTCACGCGTTGAAAATGTTTCATCCACCCGGAGTTTCGCCGCTTTCGCCTCTTTCAGTGGGTCCAACTGCCCTTGCGATGGGCCATACCACTGAGCACCACACCAGGCCGCTTTGTATTCCGGTCCATGAAAAAAGCCGGGTGCGATAACCCGGCCTTTTGCCACTGCTTCAGATAACCATTCTTCGTAGACAGGCTGACAGAAAGACAGCACCATCCACTCGCGCCTCATACGGAACATTTTCCAGGCTTCAAGCAGCGCGGCGCGGCTCGCGCTGTAACTCGCAGTAAAATGCTTAACCAGTAGTTCATAAGGCAGCTCAAGCGCTGCGCCGATCTGACGGCAAATTGCGACAACAAAACCATCGAATGCGGTATTCGGGCGCCCAGGATTAGCAGTCTCCACTGACTCCCCGTCAGCGAGGCTGACAACGGAACCCGAACCCATTTCAACGGTATTTTCATCATAGTTATCGATTTGCTCGTATGTAGGTATGCCACCCTCACCTATAGGCCCTTCTGGCGCTTCTGTTTTGACGAACACGGTAAACAGACCAGAAACCACAGCGGCCACCAGTTCAGCGTCGGTATAGCGACCGAGTTGCTTTAGCGCTTCAATTACCGGCGCAAGAACGGGTACGCCGCGACGTTGACCTGGACGCTCCCAATCCTGCATAACATGCAGCACATTACGCCGCCCGGTGTTCTTACCGTAAGCAGGTATGCGTTCCCATTTTCGTTGTGTAAAACCGGATGTACTGGCGGGATGGTGTTTTGCAATCCAGTACGCAACCGGATCGCTGTACTCTCCTAACTCAATACCGCCGTACATATCCGGGATAAATACATTATCCGGGTTACATACCCGATCACCCTCAATGAGATAGACACATAAATCGTAGATAGCCCCTTTTCGCTTAATAACCGGTAGGGTGGCAAACACATCCCCCGACGAAAGCGCGGCCATCTGGACCAAAGATTGCAACTGCCCAAATGTACACATCCGGGAAGCATCGCAATTCACTGAATCAGCCCATAAACGGAACTCTCGTTCAGTATGTTTTTCCCAAGCTCTCGCCTCAGCTGGCGTTAGCCCAAGAAATTCGGCATCGATGTTGGCATTTAGCTTTAACCCTGAGCCAACAACATTGGTACGAATCGTTTTAATGGCGCCCGTTGCGAGGGGGTTTCCCATAAAGAGATCGCGCGATCGTTCACGCAGTTTCCCTTGGTTTTTTGTAATGTCATCGTCCGGTGAACCTGCTCGGCTGAACCATCCACGCAGCGATTTTTTATGAGTGCTGGCGCCGTGGCGGTCATAACCGAGGTTATTTATCGCCTCCAGCTTTTTCCTCGCCACAGCTCGGCTAAGAGCACGTTGTGGCGAGAAAGGCGCAATGACCTTATCCAGAATGTTCATAAATCTCTCACTACAACGCGTTTAACACGCGGTCCACGACGAGTGCCGGCAGTCATCCGCTCGACCTCATTACGCCAGAAATCAAGCTGCTCTCTCACTTCTGAGAGATCGGCTCTGTTTAACTGCCTTGTTCCCAACTTATAGGACTGTCCACCGATTGCGATAGCCCGGTATGCCTCTTTCCAAACCGACAGCATTTCTTGAGCTTCAGTTAGCGAAATTGCCTCATAACTCATTGATATTACTCCTATGCGGTAACTCCGCGACTTCTGACTCGTCGCCGTTTTCTTTGTGCGCTTTGCTGTTGCTGTTGAACATAAACGTTTCCTCGTTGTTCCTGCTCGGCAAGCCAATCAAAGTTGGGGTTTAGTATTTCCATCGCCGCAGACGCATAGTTACGGCAGTCGAGTGGCTCATTTCGGTTGTAAATCTTTTCCCACTTCTCTTTTGTCTGGCCATTTTTGTATTCAAAGACCTTCTTCTCTGAGAGCAAACCTTTGAAGTATTCGGTGTCATACCCACGCCCTGAATCGACCGGGAAGTGCATATAACCGGGGCCAGGGTCGTGAAGTTTGACGCGAGCGATAATAGTGCCTTTCCCATCATCGACGCCGAGGCTGAACAGCATTGCACCAATGCGGTTGTTATTGTTCGGTTTACCGATGAATGGCAGCCCCACACCGCCACGCCCCTTAATTGAGTAAATTCGACGAGATTCGCGAGGTTTTGTGAACCGGTAAGTTTCTGTTGTGAAGTGACCGCCGGAGTCAACACATGCAGCGGCTATCGACAGGCGCTGGCCGTCACGGAATTGCCACGACCGGAGAAGAAACTCATCCAGCTGCTGCCAAACAGCAGATTGAGCAGGGTCCCCCATGAATATTTTGTATTCAATCCCCCAGGATTCTTTGCCTTTCCCCCATCCCACAACTTCAGCGACCAGATAACTATCCTGCACATCAACACCCGCGGTCAGAAGCAATACGCCGTCAGGTAAAAAATCCTCATACCGAACACGACGCTGCAGAAGATACTCATGGTCAATTTCTTCTTTCGCGTCCTGTTTCCACGGTTCACCCAACTTCAGGTTGATGAATTCCATTAAGCCGTTTTTATCGCGGTTTTTTGTCGCTTCGGCGAACTCAGCTACGAGCTCAGACAATGCTACCCACGGAGAATAAAGACTGCTGATATGGAACCCAACAATACCTTTTATTTCGGGGTGCTCCGGAATCCAGACCCCTTTAGCTAGCCACTCAACATCTGGCTTCCCTGGTCCACGGATAACATCGCCGCACTCACGACATTCGTAGCGAGCCGTTTCAGGCAACGCTTCCCCCATGTCGTTCTTATCCCATTTCACTTGCGACCATTTCAGTACCTGCATAGCCCCGCAGCAAGGGCAAGGCACATGGTAATAACGCTGATCCGAGAGCTTGAACCACTTATGAATGTTGCTCGTTTTCTCTAACACAGGAGTAGAAACAAACACTTTTTTGCGGTTATGGAAGTTTGTCGTTCGTTGAATACCTAGCTTTAATGGATCGCCTTCCTGCGTCACACCGTAACGGTCGATTTCATCAGCTAACAATATTCGAACTGGACGAGAAGCAAGACCAGCTGGCGAGTTGGCGCCAACCAGCGCCACATACCCCCCCGCATAGTGTTTCATACGGATCGTAGTGCTGGACTTTTTAGCCGCGCCACGACCTTCTTTCCCTTCACGGAGCTTATTCTTTAATCCCGGAGAATACTTAAAGGTGGGATCGATACGCTCTTTCGAAAAGGCTTCAGCTGCTTCAACTGTCGGGTAAATCATCAGCTGTGGTGAGGGTTCCTGATCGGTAAAATACCCCATCACGTTGAGCTGCATTTCTGACTTACCAATCTGCGAACTACACTGCATGACTACCGTTTCAGTATCAGCATCGCCAATAACATCCATTGGCTCACGCAAATATGGCACCCTACTTGTGCGCCATGGCCCCGGCTCCGGCGATGTTCCCGGCGCCACATGACGATATTTATCGGCCCATTCGGACACCGTTAACCGTGATTTAGGGCGAAGCGCACGGAAAAACGCGGTGCTCCATACTGTTTCGCCCATGCGGTTTATTCTTCCTGCTTAATGAATCGGGAGTCCTGAAGCGCCTGAAGCGCAAAATTAATTTCATCCTCAATAATGCGTTCGATCTCCCTGGCCGGTTTTCCCTCGCAGCGCGGGGCAGCGCGGGGGCCAATACTAAATAAGCGGCTGCGTAACTCGTTGGCCGCAACAAACGCATCATCGGTAACAACATCTTTCGCTATGAGCGAACCCTGTTTTTCTTCGAACTCCAGTTTCTTTAATTTCGCCTGATAGACCTTCTCAGCGGTCTTAGCTTTATTGAATTGCGCAGCAACAGCCGTCGAGCCACCTGCTAAGCCAGCATCATCTGGAGGTAGTTCGGGTTGCTCTGAAGATGATCCACGAGTCTTTTTCCCGTTGGAGGCTGATACTTCCCTCCCTACTTGTCGGGAGGACTCATAAGCTTCGCTCGCTTTGTCAAAATCAAGTTTGCCGCTTTTCAGAACGGGAATACGCCCGGAGTTACATAGTTTCGTAACCATTGCCGGGGAAATACCCTTTCTCCTGGCAAATTCTGATTTGCTGACGATAGTCATTATTGGCGCCCATCAGCGAGGTGTTTAACGAACCCCTCATGGGTGCCGTGCGCATCGTGGTATTGCCGATAAACATCGAGCAATAAAGCTATTTCGGTATCAGTTGCCGGAATACGATCCTTATCGATTGAGAGATATTTAATCTGAACGACCGGAGGCGCATCATCGCTCTCATCAGGCGGCGTCTCTACGGCCAACATCTCGTCAATTTCGGTTTCGTGAAAACCGAGCAGATCAATATCAAAATCGTCATCCATCAACTCCCGGACTTCTTCTGCCAGCAGCTGCATATCCCAGCCAGCATTCAGCGCCAACTTATTATCAGCAATGCGGTAGGCCTTCTTCTGCTTCTCAGAAAGGTTTTTCAGCCGAATCGCCGGAACTTCGGCAAGCTCCAATATTTCCGCTGCTGCAAGCCGGCCATGCCCGGCAATTAGCTCGTTTTTTTCATCAATCAGCACCGGATTTGTGAAACCGAACTCCCGAATGCTGTTCACCAGCTGATCGACTTGTTCATCAGAATGGGTACGCGAGTTTTTGGCGTATCTCAGGAGTTTACCGAGCGGTAAATATTCGATTTTTAGCGTCATCTTATAGCCACCTTAAGCACTCGGTTAAAGGAATCGAGTTAACCAATTGATATTTAAAGAGAATATTGATGATCTTTTTACTCAAAAAACGACATAAAAACAGCGTAATACACTGATTAAATTGCTTTTTTGTGAGTAAAGAGGATCGTTTTAAGGGGTTGAGTAAAAAAACAGTAATTAACTTGTTGTTTTGTATGGTTTTTATCTTAATGCGTGTTTTGGGGGTAAAAGATCTGCATTCAAAACGTTGATTTATAAAGCAAATATGGCATTTCCTTTCACTATCAACTTAGCCATGAAAAATGCAACTTTTCCTATTATTTTCATATGGATAACAGAATTTCTTTTACCACTCACTTTTAACCTAATTTTTTTGGCGTTCAGCTAGACGGATCGCGGGGTTCGAATGACCCGCATTCAACGCTCCTGGCCGGAAGGACCCAAAGGGGTTGGCAGGTGATCACACAGGCTGTCAGCCAGCCGCAGCACGCCACACACGCGGCGAATATTAGTCGAACTTCTTAGCGAGTAACTTATCAATAGCCTTTGCAATCTCATCAGCGAAGGCCGCTTCACCAGCCCGCAGAGCAACACCATGCCAGTCAAGCCGTTGCGAATAGTCAGGTCGTTGAATGAATGTAAGGATCAACGTAGGACGACGCCCAACGCGCTGCCACACGCCAGGCTGTAGCGGGTTACTCGTACCAGGACGAATAACAAAAAACTCCGTAGGCTTGCCCTGACGGCGGTTCTGATGTACATCGCGCTGCACACGCAGACCGGACAGCACTTGCTGCAATTGCCCCCGATTAATATTCCCGTATTTATCCCGCTTTGCGCCGGGGCCAGGGGCAACCTGCCAACCGTTCGGCAGATAACCACCAGCCCTCAATGCACCTTCAGAGCGCTTATATTGGCGCTCTCCCCCTTCAATCTGCGGCGTTAGCGTAGTTGGCGCAGGTGTACCGCCCCACTCACGAGCATAAACAACAGCTTTGGGATCGCTTTTTTTTGCGGCCAGAATATACGTTGAGTTCAAAATCCACGGTGTCGGGTTGTCGAACACACGGCTGATTTCATCCTTCAGCGCCAGCTGCGCCGCCTTAGCCGTTCTGGTTGCCGTAAGTGCCATCGCAAACGGTATTTCACGTTCTTCCAGACGCATGAGCTGGCGCTGAACATCCTGAGCGTCAAAATCTAACTTAACTTCAATCTTGTCAGCCACCAGCTCCCCCTGCTTAATCATATGGTCCACGAAGTACAGACGCCTTTTAGCACTCACGGCCTGAGGCTCATGTTATCTTTGAGGATGTCGAGTACGTCCATCTGGTCTATCTTAACGAGACGATTCAGGATGTATGTCGCATTTATGCCAATCAGATCATTGCGTTGCGCTTTAAGTTCAGCAATTCTGGATTGGATGTCAGGTTTTGCCATGATTATGTTCCCTGTGATTAATCATTATCGCAGACACTCAGGGAATGCCTGCTGTAATGCTTACTTACGTAACCGTTCCAGTAAATCCTTCTCAAATATCCCGGTACTTTTACACTCCACCGGCTTCACCTTATCGTTACCGTCGGCAGTATCCAGACCGGCAGTGCCTGTCACCATTACCGAAACATTACTGCCTTCACCGGCACTCCAGACCTGCGCGACGATACGGTAATGCTCCTGGATATTTTGTGTCTGCGGTAACAGTGAACAGTCCAGATACAACGAACTCAGTTCCGGGTCATCCCCGGTACCGGCGATAATTCCTGTGGTCTGGTCGTTAACACTGGCTGTGATGGCCTTTTCCCTGAAGTACAGCGCCACGGCATTCAGCAACTCATCCGGTTTACGGTTACCGATGAATGAGGTTGATATCTGTTCGCTCATCCCTGGCTGCTGCCCGGCCTGGCTGTCCTGCTGTTGCTGCCCTCCTGTTTTAACCGGACCATACACAGTAATGCAGCCGCCAAGACAAAGTGCGGCAGCGGTGGCTAATATACGGCGCATAGTCATTACCGATAATAAAGCGTTGTACAACCGGCGAGGGACACACATACCAGGGCCAGTACGAATAATTTTGCCTTCATTAATTTTCCTTGTTATCAGGTTTCAGTTCTGCCCGGTCACTTTGTCCCAGGTACGTTCGCATGTGCTTCCGGCGACATAACGCTCATCAGCCTCTTTTGCGAACTTTCCCGCCAGCTCGTCAGCTTCGCCAAGCAACTGGGCGAGCAGTATTCCGGTCTCGGCTTTTGCCTGACTTGCTGCGGCAAGAGCGGAAAGCCTGCCGGTTTCACTTCCTGCGAGCTGCCGCTGTACTGCTGCGAGCTGCTGTTGCAACCCACTGCGAGCACGCTCAGCAGCATCAGCGTTGACCTGTATTTTTGCCAGTTCTTCATCGGCTCTTTTCCGTTCTTCATCTGCGGCGTGCTGGCGGCGTTGTTCTTTCGCTCTTTCGGTTACTTCACGCTGCAATGCAGCGGTCGCATCAGTAAGATCTCGTTGCGCCCACTGGAATTTCCAGGATGAATCTGCCTTCTGATACCCGCGTGAATAACACCAGTACGCTGCCGCGCATAACAAAAAAGCCACCAGCAGTATTTCTGCTAATGGCTTCCAGAATTTTTTAAGCAATACAGGTAACAGATTCATACCAGCACCGATTTTGCTTTTTCAAAGCGCTCCCGCCGATCACCAATACCGTTCTGTCCTCCGTTGATTATCTGCGTAACGCGTACCATGTCGCCGGAGTATTTCAGACACCCTTTAGTGGCGAAGAACCACGCTGCACTACGGGCAGCATACGTATCCTGTTCCAGTAGATCCGGATGGGCAACGAGCTCAGTTTTGATCCCGTTACCGCAATCACGGTAGTTGTTCAGACCTGTGATCTGGATAAGTCCACGCCCGCGGTAGTTCCAGCCGTCGCCAGGCCCGTTGTTACCCATTCGCTTGCTGTATACCAGATTAGCTATTGCACGCTGTCGCTCGAGCGGAAGCGCCTTCTCACAGGCTTTTCGTCCAAGAGTACTGGCCTGATCTGGAGTGATTCTCCCGGCGCGGATGAATCCGGTCAGCCCGGCGATACTGTAGTTGAAGCTCTCCACCAGCTTTGTAAAACCAGAGCTTTCATGCCCGGTTTGCGCAATAAACATGGCCTGATCCAGTGGAGCAGTAATACCGAATTCACACATTGCCGCACCAATGTGTGGAAACCAGCGCGCAGAAAGCCCGGCGCTAATACCAGCCGCCTGCTGAAATTGTTGTTGATTCATCAGTGCCTCAGTGCATCGCCCAGACGCGCCACATTACCGCGAGCCCACAGCACAGCGGCGCAGATAAGGATATTCACCATCACCACCAGCCAGTGGGATGATTCATATAAACCAAAAACAAACCGGAAAGGGACGCTGGCATACACCAGCACCATGACATAGGCCAGTAACGAAATCAGGGGGCGGTGTGCCGCATCACCGCGTCGGTAAAACATCAGAACGATGACTATTACCCCACAAATTACGGCATTCAGAACTGCAGAAGGGTCATTTGCTACCATCTGATCCCCCTCCCCTGATACGAGAGAGAATACTGAACAGGCTGTTCAGATCCTGACTGTTGAGAAAAGTGAGAAACTTTATACACATTGCAGAAATAATTACTGCGCCAAGTGCATCCAGTGGTTTTTCATAATGCGTTATTGCCGCAAGCTTAGTACCTATCAGCCCGGCGCCAAGCACTCCCACAATAAATGATGTAATAAAATAAGCGACCAGCCTGATGCGTCCGATGTTGGTTGCCGTGGCGACATAAAACACCGCGCCGGCAAAAGCACCGAATACCACACCATAATCGGTTCCGGTCGCCAGACCGAATACACTTGCCCCCATTAATCCACCAGCCAACACTGTCGCACTGGATACCGGTTCGGACATTAAGCCCCTCTGGTTATGTGAGCCCTCTCAGAAATGAGGGGAAACAGGATCTGGCTTCACGGGCTGAATTTATCAACAAAGCACGCAATGAGTGATACCCGTGAGCCTGAATACGAAAAAGGCCACGCAAACGCGCAGCCTTTATGGTGAGAGTTCTAACCTCAAGAGGTACTCCATCAAACAAACCACCCACGGTTGCCAGAACCTTGAAGGAGTGCTTTTGGGTGACAGCACCTGCGGCATGGGTGCCATGAAAAACAATCCCGCAAATGCTCCAAACACAATCCCCAAATCCATTCCACTAACAATATTTATTGTGGATTCATAGGCCCCATACAATAAGTTGGTGAGCTGCAGGAAGTTAACGCAATTAATTCATTAGCAGAGAATGCAGCTGTGAATTCTCTGTCACCCCAGACATTTTCTTTATAATACACCCTTACATCCGCCCCTGTAGTATAATAATACCTTGCTGTCGCCAGCATATTATCAAACCCCTGTTTATGGGTCCCAAACACATCAATTTTACAGATATTATTAACAGCAGGAACTTGACTCCCCCTCTTCAGTCCGATACAGAAAAACTGAGTTTCCTTACCCCCTGACGTATACACACCATAAGACATATTGTTAATCTGAGCATTGCTTATATACTTATCATAATCAGCCATGCCTGCATAACAAACACTGGATAATGAGGCAAGAGCAAGAGTCAAAACCTTTAATTTCTTTTTCATAATCAACTCCAACAATATTTACCATACTTGTATTTCCGTCGTAAACAAGCTCAACTGCTTCCTGGATATTTTCAATTGGGATAGAATTTACATATGCATACTCACTTTGTAACCACATCATCACTCGCTCAAAATGACCAAACTGGATACCACGTGACTCAATATAAGCGACAGACGGCGAAAGGCTGTAGAAACTATTGTCTGCACGGATTCTGTATCTGTACAACCTGCCGCTAAATGTTGCTCTGGAGTAATATAATCGCGCTATATTATAAGCCTCATTAATATCTGAGATAATCGCAATATAGTTACTGTCTCGACTACCGGCGGCACAGGAGTCACCTCTTATATGTTGCTGAAGATTCCTGTTATTACCGTGAGAAGCAAAACCATCCCGAAAAATCACATCTGAAGGTCTCGAGTCAACACGATATACAAAATCAACGGCACTTGCATAACCAGAAAAAACACTAAAAATAATATTACTTTTTTATCATACCCCTCCCACAGAAATTATCAGGCCAGCCACTTTATACGTTAAACCGGGTGCTAACCATAACCCGGTGATGCTTTACATCTTGCTGAATAAAATTCTAACAAATAACCTCCCCGGTTTACGGTAATAAATATCCTCCGGCATAGGCGTAGGTTTTTCTGATGCGCCTGTAAGGCTCTGTTACCAGCCGCGCCCTAACAGTCGCATACGATCTGACATTTGCATCAGACTTCGTTACTTACGGCTCATAAACGGGCTCCCCGGATAAGGGATCGATAACTCCTCGCCCATTTTCTCCTCTGCAAGCTGGTGCTTTATGTATTCCTGTATCTTTGCCGTGTTCTTACCCACCGTATCTACGTAATACCCACGATACCAGAACTCCCTGTTCCTGTATTTAAACGTCATATCACCAAACTGCTAATACAACATCAGACTGCTTTTCCCTTTCAGATCCCCATAAAGCCGGATACGCTCATTTTGGGCGCGATTTCCACAACCATATGGATATGATCTGCACAGCATTCCGCTTCCAGAATCCGCACGTTTTTCCATTCACACAATTTTCTTAATATGCTGCCTACTGCCCTACGCTTCTCTCCATTGAACGCTTGTCTTCGGTATTTGGGCGCGAAAACTATGTGATATTTACAGTTCCATCGGGTGTGCGCTAAACTCTTTTCGTCCCCCATTGGGACCCCCTTTTGATTTCTTGTTGAACTTTTGCAGTTGCCAGACCGCAAGATGTTTTAACAAATCAAAAGGGGTTTTAATAACTGGCTTAAAGCTGAAAGCTTTCCGGAACCCCCAGCCTAGCTGGGGGTTTTCCATAGACAACAAAAAAACCCGCTCGAAGGCGGGTTTGATTTCGTGCAGGCGCAATAACCTACGATTTGAAGCATACACAACAACTTCGGACAAAATCAAGCTTAATGTATCTAATATGCTAAATGTTGTTCACATCATCACGAAAACTCGTTGCATCCTGAAACGCAGCGTCTGCTTTCTGTTCTTCCCTGTGGCAAACATCAACAAGCAACTCCAGAAACGGCTTCCAGTTACGGGTCCATGTTCTCACGTGCAGATCAGGTACGCGCTTCAGTATCGCTTTATAGGCCGCAGTAGACGGTACCGCAGTAAATCCATTTCCGCTGCAGCGTTCGCAGATTTTAAACACCGGCGCGCCACGATCGCTTGTGGCTTTGCGGTCGAGCACCTCACCTTTACCACCGCAACGGCACCGGGCGCTTATTGTTCCCTTACCGTCGCAAGCTTCACAGACAGCAGGCACTACCTCCGTTACCTCTGTCCACTGCTCCCAGTCTGACGGACGAACGGCACGGGAACGGCTGGCCCAGTATGGTGCTTTCCCCCACGGGTAAGAAACTTTGCGGGTTGTCTGCGTTCGGGTAATTCGCCCGCTGCCTTTGCATCTGTGACATGTCACGCTGGTAGCTGCCGAACGGGAATACTCAGCAAAGGCAAACTGCGCCAGTACCAGCATATACCAGCCAAATTCACCACCTGCAGCTTTGCGCACGTTCTTCGGTGCAGTATCCATCGCGTGACGCGCCAGCGCCTGCACAGCCTGTTGTTCATCCGTTTTGCTGATCCCGGCCTTTCCGAAGAAAGCAGCCAGACCAAACCGCGCGCGGCTGCTGGTGGTACCAATGGCGGCCATAACATCGGTGCCGGTGAGACGATCCGGCGATGTACCTTTCACGCTGTCGCTGATGTGCATCCCCTGAGGGCTGAAGTGTTTGAGGGCAGACTCGAGCTTCACAACGATTTCCTCCGGAAATGGGATGCCTTTATTATCTCACTTATTGCAACATTCATCCATTTTATTGCAATAACCGAAACGTCGTTATTCTGCATTGTGCGCACCGATAAGATTGAGGTATACGGCATCACTGTCTGCATCCATAAACCCCTGATGTCGTTCACTTCGCAGATACCATCTGAGAACATTCAGGGCTTCATCCCGGCTTACTGGCCTGATGATTTCCAGTTGTTTATCCAGCCAGCTTTCCCGATCGCTGACCAGCCCACCGTCTCCGCTTAGTTCATTGGGGGCAATTTCCTTTTTAGCAGCATCCCGCATGCGATAAACCCACTCCCAGTACTGAAACTCACGTACTACATCTGACAACGTAAAAGGTGCTGGTAGTACATCTGTAATAATCTCAAAGCATTTCTTCTCGCGAAGTTCCATAACCTCGATTACACGTTTACCTTCGATTCGCCCCTGGCGCTTTTCTTCTTCAGTCCAGCCATAACTGTCGTTGTACAGCCAGCCCAGCGCATCCTCCAGCAACTGTTCCGGCACCGTTAACTTATCGTAGATCGCTTCATAACTGCCAAACACACCGCGTACCTCTGCAGCGCGTGCAGCCTGTTCACGCGCCCGCTCTATAAAGTGCTGTGGGTTATCCATCATCATTGTGCCAAACACAATGTTGAACCCGTCGACACCATTTGACTGAAGATAGCGGGTATAGCGATCCTGCGCTTCCTTCGGGGTAATGGTCAGTTTCTCCAGCGCTGCCTGTGCAGCCTCAAGGTGAGCCGGCTCGTTTAGCTTTATTACCTCCAGTACCCACAGATAAGCATCCGTCTGTTTATGCCCGGTGATAACCTGTTGCGGTGGCAGAGGTTTAATCGTCGCCAGTTCCGTGCTGTATTTCGGTTCCGGTATCGTGAAAAGCGCCCGGTGCTCAGGATTGTCACGAAATAATCCGGAGCGGCGGCAGATACTTTTTACCGTATTGATGTTTATTTCCGTTTCACGCGAAATGGCTTTATAACCCATACCACTGCGTTTCAGTCTGATAATGTTCTCTTTCATTTCTTTATTCATTTGCACACCCGGTATTCAGGCGGGTTTCCCCGCCATCCAGTTATCAGAAAGGCACGTCATCCGAAAAATCATCCTGCGGCGCTGGCTGCCCGCCGGAAATTTTCTTCCGGTTACCTCCGGGGCGTACCGTTTTCACACTGATCACCGAGTCCGCCACCATCTGATAGCCGGTCTGCAAGATGCCATTATTTCCCTTCCACTGGCTGGCCTGCATATTACCGGAAACACTAATCAGGTCACCTTTCTGGTGTTTCAGCAGGTACTCCGCCTGCCTGCCAAAAGCCGTCACCGCCAGCCAGAATGTGAGTTCACCGTTTTCTGTATCCCGGCAGGGAAGTGCTACTGCCAGCCGGGTAAATGCCATGATGTTGCCGTTACTGATAGTTTTGCTCTGAACATCAGCCACCAGCCGCCCATGTGCTGCAATATGTGCTGTCATTGTTCTGCTCCTTCACTTTCATCAAGCTGAACCAGTAAATACGAACGCAGGCGGATATTTCCCACATGCCGGAGCCGGGGGGTAAGCGTCTGATATCCTTTATCACTTGGTGATTTTTTCAGTATCCCTGCCTCACACAGCGTGCGGGCAAACTGACCGCTGTCGAATCCTCTTGCAACTTCAGTCCTGAACACGGTGGGTAATACATAAAACAGTACAGGATCATCACTGTGATTCCCTTTGCTCCGGTATCCGGCAAGCTCGTTTATCGGCAGGCTTTGCTCGTCATAGGGCAGTGGGGCAAACCGTCGCATACCGAAGGTGCTCAGAAAGCTCACCGCCTGTTCAATAATCTGCTCAATTTCTTTATTGCCGGTACCAAACACACCAATCCACGCGTTGTAACTGTGTTGAATGGCATCCCGGCAACTTTGTTCATCCCATCCGGTAATCACCTTTCCGAGCAGCAATGCAGCTTCAAGAACAGCAAAGCGGGAAGCCACACGGTGAACCTGTTCGCCATAATCTGACGGGACAAGATTGCGCCATCGTTCTTCCGCTGTTCTGACGGCTGCAACGGCGTCTTCCCGATGTTCTGCAAGCCACCTGATCCACTCCCGCCCCGCGGCACCATAGTTGTTCTGATACGCATCCTTAATGGCATCAGCATGTTGCTTGCCATTTTTGCACCCATGGAAAACCACAGCGCGGCTCATGGGAATATTGAGCAGACGCACCAGTTGTCCTGCCTTTGCCCTGCGACCCGCCCCTGCCACAAAGGTTTCCATATCAACCTCTCCGGTACTGACTGCCATTGTACGCCAGCGTTTCAGTTCGCGGTTGCCGCCTTCCTTCGCCCCCTGTAGTTTTCCGGTTCCGTTGAACAGCGCATACGCTGATTTCCAGACCTCCACCGGATCGGCCCCCTGGCCTATTTCATCCAGCGGCATGAGAGCATCATTGTGCGCTGCCGCTTCATTTGCCAGTCCCAGCGCTGTACCGTACCAGGTCAGGCGTAACACATCCGGATTTCCATACAGACTGGAGGCAACGTTGGCAGTGGTGGTTTTGCCCGCACTGGACTGTTCATAGAAATGCAGGCCAAAACCATCTGCGCCCGTCAATCCGATTAATGGGGCAGCCAGCGCAGCCGCAACAGCCGTCATCATTGACCAGTTACCGTTCGCAAGAGCCGCCACACTTTTGCGCCAGCTTTCCACATCCCCTTTCACTGTATACCCGGCTGCGGCTGAACTTCGCCCGTTAAAGAGCACCGGATGTTCAGGTTTCCCGATGATTTCACCATCAGGCATGATGTAAGCGCCACACTGCCAGCCTGTGGTATGGGCAACCTGCCATAACTGTCCGTGACCGCTTCGCTGTAACCAGTCAGCCAGAATCGCCCGCAGGTTACTTTTGGTGGTGACATTCACTCCTCCGGCCTTGAGGGTTCGCCAGCCCTCCCGTTCACCAATATCCGCCAGTGGAACCGCACGGATAACAGGAAGCTTCTCTCCCTCCGGCTGCCAGCGCAGAATCAGATAACGATCCCTGCCGTCACTCCCAATACTCACCACATCCAGCGGGGAACACAGCCAGCTTTCGTTACTGATAATTTCGCCGCTTTCCTTATCGACTTTTGGCGTAACCCAGAAGACACCATCATCACGGCTTTCAACGTGCGGCTTAAGTTCATCATCAGTTTCTGCCTCCTGGCCCTTTTTGAACGCAGGAAGCTGCAGAATCATGTTCTCTCCGCGTTCAGACTGCTCACGTAACCGCGTAAGATAATCCCGCCAGTCCTCCGGCTGTCTGTCAGGGATACCCTTGTATAATTTCGCATCCTGCACTCCCGCCAGCGCCAGCTTTTCTGCAATTGCATTAACCATGACCGGACTGATATCTCCGGCGAGGTAGACACGGGCGCTCCGGCGCCCTTCATCAACAACTCTCAGTCTCCCCAGCTCCTGGAGCTGCTTCGTGCCAAGATAAACCGGCGGTGTTGAATCACAGGCCACCTGCCTGCCCATCCCCTCTTCCCAGCCTTTAGCGTGAGAGTAAGCTTCAGATCCGGCAAAAATAATGGCCTCAGTGAATTTATCCGCTGGCAGATACCTAAAATTAGGCGCTTTTTTCATCGTCAGCCCCTCAGTGCGCCACCGGCGCTGCCGGAATACCTTCCGTTTTCAGCGTTTCAATAAAGCTGTCGTGAAGAAGAGACATACCTTTAAGCCCCTCTTCAGACATATCGATGCCAGTAACAGGACTGATGTCGATCATGCTCCGGTAAATTGCGGCGGCCATTTCCGGGGCTTTGTTCGCCGGGAACATTTCATACGCCAGTCCTTCAACATGATTTGCCAGGGAAAAACGCTCAGACCACGGATAAATAACAATACCGCCATGATCTCCGCTATAAACGGCGACCTCCTCAGGCTCTCCCTGCTCATTTTTCACTTCGACGGTTCCGTTTGTATCAAGCATCTCACAGACAAACACAGCGGCCACTACCCAGCGCCAGAGCGCAAGGTTTTGCTCGCCAGTAAGTACAAAACACCCGGTGTGCATGCCATGCCAGAGAGATGCGACATGACGTAACCCTTTTACTAAATCGGAGTCAAATTCACCGCTATCGAGTTTCTGAATAATGTTTTCCGGCTCAACCGTACGGGTTCCAGCCTGCTGACGGTGGTAATAAAGTACAAAATTTTTTTCCGCTTCCAGAAGACTCATCCGGATATATTTATCTGTCTGGTTACATTCAGCCGAAAATTGATTTAATTGTGTATTACGCATGATAAATCTCCAGACCAAAATTATTATCTTTCGGATTAGCCAGTGCTGCTGTGATTGCTGCTGTCATGACTTCATTCATAAACTCCACGCCTTCCGGTGTCAGACGGCTGTTATCTTTGGTCATCATGCCTGAGTAAGTTTCCACCAGCATGGGCAGCCCCCTGTCACGCCCGAACTTACTGAAACACTGCAACTCAATGCTGTGGACCAGGCAGTTCTCCACTGCGGCCGCAGTCAGGTTATCCAAGGCAACAACCTGTTTTTTTACCATCAGGTTAAGTACCGCCGAACCGCTGTTACGCAAGCGGCAATAATTAATAAAGGCATCAGCAATATGCCTGCGGTTTATTTCGAGACTATGCGTTTTCCGGGTCATAAATACGTTTTCTCCTGCCATCAGGGCGAGTATTACCCCGACCCGATGGCCGTTAATTTCAGAATAAATAAGGTTTATTTACGTCTTAATTATTTCCCTGACTTTCGTTTTCGTTCGTTAATACTGAAGTCAGCCTCATCCGCATTAAATTTCAGCGCGGAAGCGATACCGGGTAAATACATCAGCATTTCACCCAGGTTACACAAATCCTCACGCGCCATTTCATCGGTGTAATCTTTATTGCCGCAGGCCCAGAACACGATATTACCGACAGATCCCAGCCCGGACATGATGCCCTCGTAAGCACCTTCGGAATGTATACGGATCTCCGTAAGCGCCTCATCATCCTCTTTGCCCATATCACAACGGGTAAGCAGTTGTTCGATGCTGCTCATACATTACCTCCGGCCAGTTTTTTCAGGTCGATACCATAAACAGCCAGCCATGCTTCAGCAGGCCACGCCTTCACGCTGCCATAGCGCTCGTCAGGAACGTCACCAGGCTTAATACCGTTTTCCCTGCACCACCGGCGCAGCAGGACATAGCTGTATTCCCTTTTTTTACCCGTGGACTTCTCCACGCGGGTAATCGTTGCCTGCTTTTCGCTTTCTCCCAGACGTTCTTCCAGATCACGACAACGGCGGGTTGCGGCACTGAGTTTTCCGAGCGCTGAGGCTTCGCGCTTACGGCTGATTTGTGATTTAGTGCGTTCTGCGTGTTTAGCGCGCTCTTCTGCTGCAAGGCGACCCTGTTCAGATGCCATAGCAATCTGCAGGATTTCCATTGTGGAGAGTTCGCGCTGTACTGGTACTGGCTGAGAACGTGCTTCCAGTTTGTCAACCAGCACGCGACGCACAGCTTTTGACTCACGGGCAGCAACGCGAAGAGCCTGCTTACGGCGCATTCCTATAACTTCCTGCTCTGCACCACCTTTTTTACTGTCCATGGGGGTTACGAAAGTTTCGTAACCCTCCCCGGAAAGCTCATCCTTGATGCGGGCAACAAAATCATTATTGCGAATCGGCTTTTGCCCACATTCCTTACGTGCATCATTCACCATTACCAGCAATTCCTGTGAATCGATATAGTCATCACCACCCGCCGGTACGCCGCCTGTTATAATCAGTTCGGTTTTATTAGCCATTGTGTTTCTCCTGCTCCAGAATGAATGCAACACCATCAGCAAACACGCTTTTCATCACTTCCAGCCCTTCACTGCTGATATCGTCGCCGTCAAAACAAACATTCAGCATGTGGATGGCAAATTCCTTTCCTGTCTGTCCCGGATATTCCTTCTCAGCCGGAACAACCAGTCCCTTACGGATACAAACGGCAGTCGACGCCTCCTCAAGCATGACCAGAAACCGCTGACCATTGTCAGCATTAACGTAAGCTACTGGTCTGCCACTGTCCTGCACGACATGGCGGATATACGCCTTCGCCAGCTTACAACACAGCCTTCTGGTGTATTCCCTGTAATTTTCAGTCATTGCACACCCCATGTTCGTTATCTGCCTGCTCACCCAAATCGAGAGAATTTGTTGATTGCTGTGTCAGATGGGCTGCAACGTCAACGAGAGACATCACGTACATCTGCATATTTTTCTCCCCGGAACCGAGAATGCGTATGGCGCAGTTCATCAGATCCAGTGAGCGTTGCAGATTCAGCAACACATCATCATCAGTGCGGTAAATGCGTGGCTTATCCATGGTCGGCCTCCGCAGCTTCGCGGGCGATCCTTTCAATGAGATCCACCAGCCTGAAACACATCTCCTCTTCTTCCTCACTGGAAGTCAGGAATCCTGCAGCGGCTGCAAGAGCCTGAATTTTGTTCAGTGCGTTGAAAGCATCGAGTGCTTTAGTGTTACGCATTGCATACCCCCTGTTCAGGTTTGACAGACCATCCAGCCCTACGCGCCATTTCCAGAAATGACGGCAACGTGGCTACATGCTCACCATTCACCAGCGGGTAATCGCATACATGGCGACCCTCTTTAAGCTGAACGACAACGCGACCAGTGAAATTCGGGGCGACATGAAGGTTTACATTCAGAACAGCACCTGATCCTTTGATCAGCATCAGTTTTGTAAACTCCCCGGCATCACCGTGGGCACCGCAACCCAGACAGCAAAAAGCCTGTTCTGACGGATCAACTGTGAATGACGGCGTTTTCTCCTGATGAAACGGGCAAAGACCGACGTAATTTTTTCCCTGGCGCTCCAGATGAACGTGCGGACGGATAATTTCGAGAATGTCAGTCATCGCTGGCCTCCTGCGCTTTTTTAGCGGTTTCCTCAATCTGCGACATAAGAGCGCCTGCCAGTTCAATCCTTGCTGGCGTATCAGTCAGAAACTGTGCCGCGCACGCCAGTGCCTCAATTTCGATAAGCGCATCAGTTCTGGTGAGTTCAGACATACGCCACCTACTGAACACCGGAGGTGCAGACATCGGGAAGTTGCTCAAAAATCCAGGAAAAGCGATCGCCACCGTCCATCAACTGGAGACGGTATGGAGCCTTAGTACGGATCTGCGCGGCGAATACCAGATTCCAGTTCAGGAAATGCGAACAGGCCTGCTGTTCAGTGTTAGCCTCCACGCGCAGGACAACGGGCGTGGTGTTGGGTTTATCGGACGGAGTGCCCAGAAACAGGTATGTAAACTCCGGGCGAATTTGGGTATCATGTGAACATGCCATAATGTAATCCTCAGTTACGTTGTGGTTAGAGGCCCAACCGGATTGCCGTCCGCGCTGGGCTTCGCACTGCTCAAGGTGTATTTCACCTTTACAACAAACACTACTCCATAGTGAAATACACCGCAAGCCTTTTTTTAATATTTTTTTTGCGTATACTGACATACACCAATTCAAAGGAGTGTCAGTAATGGCAACAGGTGCAAAAAACGCAAAGTCACAAATGACCACTGTGCGTATTCCCCATGAAGTGATGGAAGATATAGAATCCCTCAAAGAGGAAGGTGAGAGTACAGCCGGATTTTTAGTTACTGCAGCAAAAGGTGAAATCAAACGCCGGCAGCGCAAAAAATCGAAAGACAGTCCTGACCAGTGATCGGTCTGGTTCCCAAAGGCAACGTTCGCAGCGTTGCCTTTTTCTTTGAGTGCATGCGAAACCATCAGGCACACTCCTCGCCATCATCAAACTCAAGCCCGAGCGTAAAGTTAATAAACTGCTTCGCAGCACGTTCTGCATTTGCGATCGCTTTCTTCTCTTTTTTGCGGCGATGCAGCTTCAGGCTTCCTTCAGTACCGTTCGTACGCTTCGAGTGTTCCTCAGCTTTGGACAGGAAATCCATCATCCCTTTAATGGACATATCCTTTAGTGAGTTAAAACTGAGTGTTGCCAGATCAGGAAACTGTGAGGCAGCTTCGCTCTCGATCAAATCAAGAACCCATTTGCGCAGATCTTTTGCGATAGGTGTTTCAGCCAACATACCCAATAGGTGAAGCCCACGAAGAGAGAAAATGCGCGTCTTCGTTTTTAAGTTACCGCAACCTTTTGATTTTCCCGAGGTCACTGTAACAATGACCTGCGACATGCTGGGGGTGAACTCATCAGCGTTGCTGTTGTATAAATTAGTAACTGATTTAGCATTGGCATAGCCAAGCAACTTAGCGGCCTGTTTTGCAGTGAACCAAATTTTCCCGTCGCCATTGTCATACGGAATAATGGCCTGTCCATGGAACTCCAGTTCGCGACAATTAATGCTCTGGTTGGTTTCAGGTTGAGCGAATCCCTGCCCGGAGAGGGCATTTAATTTATTCATGGTTATTTACCTGTCGTTAATTAAGCAGACTTGCGGCTGTATGGATTGTTGACGTTTTCCACGGCTGGAGGATTACGAACCCACCAGAGCACATCAGAAAGAAGCCAGGCACAGCTATTGCGGCCAAAGTGACAGCGCGGCGGGAACCGCCCCTGCTGCTCCATCTTCCAGCGGCTTGACCGGGAAAGGCTGGTAATTTCGCTGCATTCTTCTTCACGGATTCTACGGTCAAACTTAAAGCCGTACTCCTCCAGAATGGTGCGGCGTTGTTCAGGATTGGGCGGGGTAAAGGTTATATTTTGCATGCTGCCTCCACTGTTTCAATGTTATGCGAAGAGATTAGTGGATAAACGACCAGCATTTCCATTGATTCTGGAATCCTTTAAAAGAACACGAAATTCCATTGAAAGATAGAAATTCCATCAAGATAATGCTCCCCTGTTTAAAACAATTTCCACAGTAATTTCAACGGCCATGTCGAGAGAAAAAATTATGAATTTCAATAACTCACCGAAGATCACCGTTCTTTAACGTTTTGATTCACCTTGGATTGTTCATAACAAAGATGAACAATGATGAACGTTGATGAACAGTGATGAATAACTATGAACAAAGATGGAAAAAGTTAGCAAGTAATGACCTGGTATGGACCGTGGATGGAGCGAGGTATTGTTGGGTGCTGTTGGGTACTGTTGGGTACTGTTGGGTACTGTTGGGTACTGTTGGGTACTGTTGGGTGACGTTACGTGTCGTTACGTGTCGTTGAATGCTGTTGAATGTAACTGCAATACACATCAAATATAACAATTGAATCTCCTTGGCGATCATAGAATCGCCAGAAGCTTCAACAAATATAATTAATTAGTATTTTTACATGGAACATAAATAATACCTACTGACACTGGAACATAATATTCACTCCGTATAATAAATCGAATTTAATGCCTTACGGATTTTCTCATATATTGCTGATTTAGATAATCCAGTTTTAGATATACCTTCCTCATCAGCTAATTTATATAGTTCATTTAAAATAGCTGAGATGCTGGGTTTTTTAGAGGTGCCAAACGAATGGCCTATCTTATGTGCTATAAGCTTGACCAGCATCCCCATTAATTTATCATTATATTCCTTTTCATCTTCTTTGCGATGCAAGCCGCGTTTGCTGCTTTTCAATGCAATTCCAACCTGTAAAAGCTCATCCCCTCCCATAGCATAAAGATGCTCTTTTCCTTTGTTTTGATTAGCAATTATAGCCACCGCCGCAAGGCATCTGTCCTTTATGGGCTGTGGTGTAATATCTTCATCAATAAGAGGATATGCCAGAGCAAACATATAGTCTGCGGGATAGGCTGTTGAGTTTCCACCTCGAAATAATTTAGATGCTGATAACCATCGACTCAGTTGTCGATAGTATATATTGTAAGCGTCAACTTTCGCCTCAGGTATATCAGCAGTTTTAACTGTCGGATCTACCCCACACATAAGTAGTGCAAGTTGTTTAATATTTAGCTCCGGGGCTTTAGCTTCTCGCTCGAAAATACCTAATTTTAGAAAACTAGTCATTATTCAGCCCTATTCAACAAAACAATGTTAGTGAATCCACCTGATAAAATATCAAGTCTGTCATGCCATTTATTCAACGCATCCAGTTTCTCAGGCAAGTACAGACTACGGTTATAAATCGCCATAACTCCCGGCATTGAGTGTCCCAGCAACTGCTCAACAACATGTGGAGAAATGCCCATGTTGTTCATGTGCGTAGCTAAGGTTCGACGAAGATCATGCAAAGTCCATTTCTCCTCATGCCCAAGCTTTTTATATAATCCGCGCCCCCACTGGCTTACTGCCTCAGTAGATTTAGTCTCACCAAGCAGTAAACCGGACTTTTTATGTTCCTCATGCAACCGCTCAATGTGTGGACGCATAGCATCCGGGATCGGTCTTACAATTTTTTCACCTGACTTGCTATGCTCTTTTGGCACAGTCCAGATCCATGCATCCATATCCCACTCCTTCAGTTGTGAAAGGCGAGCTTCCTGAGTTCGGCAACCAAAGACCAGTATAATTTTTACAAGGTTGGCGTGATACTCTCGAAATCTTTTCTCATCCCATATAGCAGACCATAGCTCGCCAACCTCTTTGTCATTCAGTACCCGGTCTCTTCTGGCTTGCTTTTTGCCCACATCTGGAATGGTAAGGTCATCGAGAGCATTGCTGATAGCATAGCGTCGTACACGGCAGAATTTCAGGGCTTGCTTGCACATCTGGAACACATATCCGGCAGCAACCGGAGCCTTCTTCTTCATCCGGTCAAAACACTGTAACCAGTATCGTGTTTCACAGTCAGCCAACGCCATATCACCAATGTAGGGATAAATATGTTTCCTCAGTTCGGCCTTATGCCTCTCAACATTTGCGCGATTGTCCTCGGCATATCCGCTTATCCAATACTCCAGCGCCTCCCTGACGGTTACTGGCTTCAGCGTTTCGCTTTTGGTGAGCTTCAACTGAAATTTGGGATCGCGTCCATCAGCCAGCCAGGAACGACACTGATCACGAAGCTCTCTCGCCTGTTTCAGACTAATATCCGGATACTTACCCAAAGTTAGCCGATGGGGTTCACAGTTACGCCCGCCAGTCCTGTACCTGAAGAACCAGCTAATTGCCCCAGATTTCGTTATCCTGACCATCAACCCGCCACCATCGGCAAGCTTTACCTCTTTTCCAGATGCAACACCAAGCAGCGACCGTAATTTTCTGTCAGTCAGTTTATTTATGCCTGAAGCCATCAAACCGCCTCCGCTGAGTTGTTCCAAAACCCCCAAAAATTGTTCCACAGTTGTTCCAGCCATAAAATATATATAATAATAAAAACAATAAGTTATCTTTATAAAGATATATATGGAACAACTGGAACAACTGGAACAACTACTTTTACCCTCACACGTGAGTTATCATTCATAAATGGTTCGCTACCGGAATTTCTACATAGCCTTTCCGTGTGCCCCACCATGTGCCCCACATTTGTTTGCATAACAGCATAAACTAAGCAAAACACTGGAACAATAAACAGTGCTCAAATCCAAATAAGTAATTGAATTTAAAAGAATCAAACAAAACACACATAAACACTGAAACGCCGTTTCCAACCGTACGGCATGAACTAATTTCGATTAGCTAACTGCTTGTTTAAAAAGGCGCTACTCGGCATGGGGAAGCGCCTTTTTTATACGCATCACATGGAATTTGGTCATGAAAGCGGAATGTGAACCTCAGTACTTTGGCGATGAATCGAAGAAGATTATTCACGGTGACGCGCTAACAGAACTTAAAAAACTGCCTTCTGAAAGCATTGACTTAATTTTTGCCGATCCGCCTTACAATATCGGAAAAGATTTCGACGGTATGGTGGAATCCTGGGACGAAGCGTCTTTTCTGGCCTGGCTGTATGAATGCATTGATGAGTGCCACCGCGTACTGAAGAAACACGGCACCATGTACATCATGAATAGCACAGAAAATATGCCGTATATCGATCTCAAATGCCGAACGCTTTTTACCATCAAAAGCCGTATCGTCTGGTCCTATGATAGTTCCGGGGTGCAGGCGAAAAAATACTTTGGTTCTATGTATGAACCGATCCTGATGATGGTAAAAAACCCGAAAAGCTATACCTTTAACCGTGACGCGATTCTGGTCGAAACCACTACGGGCGCTAAGCGCGCGCTAATCGATTATCGAAAAAACCCGCCCCAACCATACAATCAGAAAAAAGTGCCGGGCAACGTCTGGTCATTTCCTCGCGTACGTTATCTGATGGATGAATATGAAAACCATCCTACGCAAAAGCCCAGCGCGCTGTTAAAACGGATCATACTGGCCTCTTCTAACCCGAGCGATACCGTATTGGACCCTTTCGCGGGCAGTTTCACCACAGGCGCTGTCGCAGCGGCGTCAGGTCGTAAGTTTATCGGTATTGAACTCAATAATGAGTACGTAAAAATGGGGCTCAGAAGATTGAGCGTCACTTCGCATTATTCAGAAAATGAACTTGCAAAAGTCAAAAAGAGAAAAACACAAAACCTGTCCAAAAAGCAGCGAAATGTCGGGATAAACGCGCTATCTTCAGAGAAGTAAAAGCATTGTAAGTCCGCTTTTCAGCGTCAAAATTTCATGTATATTCCCAGCACGCATGGGCATGAATACACAGGATTTGACGATGATACGTAAGTATTGGTGGCTGGTTGTTTTTGCCGTCTCCGTTTTTCTTTTTGATGCGCTTTTGATGCAATGGATCGAATTGATGGCGACTGAACAGGATAAGTGCCGAAACATGGATTCGGTTAACCCTCTTAAATTGATCAATTGTACCGATCTGGAGTAG